CGGTCTCAACGACATTACGCAGTGGACACCAGGCGCGAACAATTGCGACTTTCAGGATTTCCCTGACGGCGGCATTGTTCAGGGTTCCAGCGAGGCGACAAACCCGGTCATCATCCTTGAGCGTGCGATTTATATCGCAATGTTCATTCCCGGTTCCGTTTCGGTATTCAACTTCACGAAGGTGCACGATCAGCGCGGCGCGGTATCGGACAAATCCATTGCTACCCGTGGTTCGTACATGTTCTACGCCGACCGTGGCGGCTTTTTCCAGATTGGCGCGGACGGCTCTCTTGCCAATATCGGCTTTGAGAAGGTCGATAGGACGATTTTCGGCTCTCTGGCTGCCCCCGACGCTGCGTCGATGCGCGGCGTGATCGATCCGTTCTATTCGCGGGTTTACTGGGCTGCGGATATGGGCGGCGTCGGTTTCTTCAACCGGCTCTATGTCTACGACTGGAATCTCCAGCGCTGGTCTCAGGCACATGTGAGCATTCACGGTCATTTCCCGGCAGCCTCCACGGGCACGACGCTTGAGGGATTGGACGACATTTCGGCCAGTCTGGATGATTTGCCGTTCTCGCTCGACTCCAAGGTCTGGCAGGGCGGTGCGCCCATTCTGGCGGCATTCACGATGGATTACAGGCTTGCATTCTTCAATGGCCCGCCAATGCGTGCCGTGCTCACCACTCAGGAGGTGGGCGACACGGCGGGCCAGGTGACATTCCTGCGCGAAGTCATGCCGGTGGTCGATACCGACGAGGTTAGCGTCGAGATCGGATCCCGATTTCGCCGCAGCGATCCCGTGAACTGGCTTCAAGCCCGCCGTCCTTCCGCCGCGACGGGCATGGTCCAGTGTCGCGCAAGAGGCCGCTTCCATCGCTTCCGCGTCTCCATCGATCCCGGAAGCCTCTGGACGCACGCTCAGGGAATTGACGTTAAGCCGCAACCGATGGGCATTAGATGACATACCGCGTCGTCAACACGACTGACTGGACTTACGAGCAACTAGCTCCCTACACCAAGCAAATAACGGCCTACTTCAAAAAGCTGGTGGATAAATTCCCCGAGGACATCACGGTCGAGGCGCTTGCCCGTGATGTTGTCGTGGGTGCCAAGCAGATGTGGCTTGTGTTCCATGGCGACGAGTTTGTTGCCGTGGCGCTGACGGCCATCCGGACGGTGGACGCGACGGGGCATAAGATTGTCACCGTGACTTCCCTTGGCGGGGATGAGGGCGCGGCGTGTGTGCCAGCGCTCAATGAGGTGATTACGGAATACGCAAAGCAGGAAAACGCTGATTTCATCTCCGTCGAGGGGCGGAGAGGCTGGGACCGTGCGCTGAGAAAGCACGGTTTTAAAGAATACGCTGTCGTGTGGCGGAAACCTCTGAGGCAACAGAATGGGTAGCAAGTCATCCAAGACCACAACTGAAAACAAGCCCCCGGCATGGGCGGCACCCCTGTTTCAGACTTCGGCCTCGGAGGCCATGAAGCTCTACAAGCAGGGCGTCGGCGGTAACACATATCTTGGCCCGACTGTTGCGGACCTGTCCGACACGACAATGCAGGGCGTCAACCAGCTTGCCCAGGCTGGGCAGGCGTGGGATACGTCCGGCACACGTCCACTGTTTCAGCAGATTGGTGCTGCTGCGGCTGGTCCGTCATACGCAGAGCAGAACCTTGCCCAAATTGCGTCCGGACAGGACAATCCCTACTTTGAAGAGGCTCTGCAAAACCAGCTTAACAAGGCCAGCTCCCAGATCAACAGCCTCATGAGCGGTGCGGGCCGGTATGGCTCCGGCGCACACACTGGTGTGCTTGCTTCCGAGCTTGGCGGGCTGCGGACTCAGGCGCTGTCCGACCAGTGGAATCGCAATATCCAGAACCAGCTTGCGGCGTCTGGTCAGATGGATGCGTCCCGGCTTGCCGGTCTTGGCCTCGGGCTTCAGTCTGCCGACCGCATGGCCGGTCTCGATCAGCAGAATTTCCAGAACAGGCTTGCCGGTGCCGGTGCCACGCTTCAGGCAGGCAGCATCCTCGATGAGCAGGCCCAAAAGCAGCTTATGGATGAGATCGCGAAGTTCTACGCGCTCGACAATGAGGCGTGGACGCGCCTTGGTATGCTTCAGGCCGCTGCGGCGGGTGCCGCTGGCCCGTATGGGACGCAGGTTGCACAGTCCCGCACGCCATTCAACCCGCTATCTGCCGTCGCACCGCTTTTCGGGGGTAAATAATGGCTATCGCACCCGCTTCCAAAGGCGACACGAGCCTTTCGCAGGCATTTTTGAACAACAAGCCCGTGCAGGCTCCCACGCTTCCGACGATCACGCAGCCGCAGGCCCGTCCGTTGCCTCAGATTCCATCTCAGTCAACGCCCGCGCCGCAGCCGACGACATCCATTGCCCCGCATTCCAAGGGCGGCCCCATGGGTGAACTTGTTGACCGGATATACGAAGCGTCGGGCATGCCAAGACGGCAAATCATCGGCTATCGGATCGGCGACAACGTGCATGATAGGCGACCGATCTACGGCCCCCCGATTACTCCGGTCCAGCAGCAGACACAGCCCGCGCCATTGCCCCAATCCGCATTGCTTGCAAGGGCGATCAACGAGCGTGCCCAGAGGGGAGGCTAGTACATGAACCCCCTTGAACAGCTTCTCGCAAACATCCTCAATCCCGGTGGAAGGAATGCGCTTGCCCGTACGGCGATCATGCCGACCGAGAGCAACGCGCTCCCGGCCAACTTGCAGCCCAATGCGCTTGCCGCACTAAGCGCACCGCAGCCCGCGCCCGTTCCTGCCCCCGTACCGCCACAGGGAGCCCCCGTGAGCGCCGTTCCGGCTCCGGCTGGTATGGACATGCCCCCGGCTGCCCAGGGCGCTCCTGCGCCTCCCCGGGCCGTTCCACAGCCGCCCCAACAGGCACCTCGTGGCGGCGGGATTGGTGGCTTCCTTTCGGGCCTTTTCAACCCGTCAGCCGCTGGCCGCAATCAGACAATCCAGTGGTTGCAGTCTCAGGGCCTTGACGAGGGCACGGCCACGCTGCTGGCGAGCAACAAGAGCGCCCTTCAGCAGTACCTCTTGCAGCGCACCCGTGGCGACGATCCCAAGACCATGCTTGAGCTTGAGAAGCTGGCTCTTGAGGTCGAGGAAAAGCGCCGTCCGACAACTGACGATATTCGCGAATATCAGTTCGCACGGCAGCAGGGCTATGAAGGCAGCTTTGCGGACTTCATGAAAGAGATGCGCCGGGCTGGTGCCCAGAACATCACGGTCGGCGGACAGCAAGATCCGCTCTGGGGCGATGCGCCCAAGGATCATGTCTGGCTGCGTGACGAAAACGGCAACGTGGTTACGGAACCGGACCCGTCAGGACGCGGCGTGCGCCCGGTCTCTGTTCCTATTGCCGGTTCTGCGGCTGACCAGGAACTTCGCGGTCAGGCGGAAGCCGCCGAAGGCAAGGAGGAGCAGGCCAAGACCTGGAACACGATTGTCAATCAGGACATCAACCGCGCCATTGAGATTGTGGAGAACAGCACGCTTCCCACCACGGGTATCGTTGGCGATCTACTCTCCGGCATTGGCGGCACGGAAGCGCGAAACCTGCGCGGCCTACTCGATACGATCAAGGCGAATGCTGGCTTTGATCGGCTCCAAGCCATGCGCGATGCTTCGCCTACGGGTGGCGCTCTTGGGCAAGTTTCTGAGCGTGAACTTGCCTTCCTCCAGTCCACCATCGGCAATCTTGAGCAGTCTCAGACCAAGGATCAAATCCTTTACAATCTCCGTCGCGTCCAGAAGATTTACCAGAATATGCTCAACGGCAAGCGGGCATATGACGGACTTCTGGAAGAAGGCGGCAAGGCGAAGAAGGGTGATCGTGTTGGCGGTACGCCAGAGTTTGCTAACGCCGATGATGTCACCAAAGCCTTCCGGGAGGGGCGCATCAAACCCGGCGACATAGTTATCGTCAACGGTCAGCATATGCGCGTGGAGGTTCAATAGCATGCCCGAAATTCGCCTTGTGCCGGTTAAGCCGCAGCAAATCACGCTGACACCTGTCGGGGATGGCACGGCCCCGGAAGAGCGTGGCGTTTTCCGCCGCATCGATGATGCTGTGCGCGGCGCTGCCGACATGCTGACATTTGGCTTCGCGGATGAAATAGCAGCCCGCCTTGGCGCACTCACGGGCATCGGTGGTGAGCGCGGGAACTATGATGCCAATCTGGAAGCACAACGCGCCCGCGACGAGCAGGGTGGCGTCGAGCGGTTTGCGGGGCAGCTTGCGGGCGCGGTTGCCCTTCCGGGGGCCGCAGTTCGCTCTCTCCCCGGTGCCATAGCTACGGGCGCTGCTGCTGGTGGTGCTTATGGATTCGGCAGTGGAGAGGGCGGCTTTGAGGATCGCGCCACTTCCGCCGCGCTAGGCGCAGCAACTGGTGGTGCCGTTGGCGGTGCGCTGCGGGCCGGTGCGAATGCCCTTGGCAATCGCGCAGCGGCAAAAATGATCCCGACGAATGAGAACCTACGCAAGCTTGCGGATCAGGCGTACAAAAAGGCGGAAGATGCTGGCGTCATATTCAAGCCCGAAAGCGTGAGCAAACTCACCAGCGAAGTTGTCAACGATCTTGCTGAATTCGGGTTTGATCCGGCATTGCAGCCCGGCATTGCCGCCGTTGTCCAGCGCCTCCAGGGAATGGAGGGGCAGAACGTCACGCTAAAGGGCCTCGACATTATCCGCCGTGTTGCACAAAGCGCGGCTCAGGCTGGTGATAACCCGTCGCAGCGGGCACTTTCGGCCCGTATTATTGACAGGATTGACGACTTCATTGACCGTACCGGCGCTGATGACGTTCTGATGGGAGATGCAAGGCGGGGCGCTTCCGCACTGAAGCAGGCCCGCGACTTGTGGCGACGGCTGCGCAAGTCCGAGATGCTTGACACCGCCATTGAAAAGGCGGAGAGGCGAGCCGCTTCAACTGGCTCTGGCGGTAATCTGGATAACGCCATCCGGCAGAATGTCCGAGGCATACTGGACAACCCCCGGAAGTCTCGCGGCCTTACCGATGCTGAGCGCCAAGCTGCTGAGCGTGTGGTTCGCGGCGGTCCCGTTCAGAACACGTTGCGTCTCGCAGGCAAACTGTCCCCTCAGGGCAATGGTCTGATGGCTGCCCTTGGCATCGGCGGCACAATGGTCAATCCCGCTATTGGAGGGCTTGCCCTTGGCGGCATGGCTGCGAAGAGCACGGCGGACCGTATGACGCGGAAGAATGTCGAGCGGCTGTCACAAGTCATTCGCGCTGGCGGCAAGACCGCAAAAGACCTTGCCGACCTTGCTCGTGGTGAGCTGCTTCAGAACGCACAGATCAAGCGCATTGAGCAGTATGCCCGCATGTTGGGCGTGTCTGTTCCGGAGCTTGCCGCCGCAGTTCGGGAGCGGATGGCTACTGTAGAATAGTATTCAGCCAATTCGGCGTTTTGTCGAGAGCGACCATAATCGTCAGCGCGGCAACGCCTAGGGGGACGATAGCCGCAGCGGCGGCCTTATGTGTGTGGGGCTGCCCTGCCGTCCCGTCTCTTTCGTGGCGGGAATAGGTGAACAGCCCCCACGCAAAAACGATGGTGAGCAGGTTGGCGGATAGCACCGCTGCCAGTATCGTTAGATAGCTCATCAATCACCCTT